ATCATGAAATGGTTATGGAAGTTATTAAAGACTCATTATATGTTGATATAGAAAGTGAACTTAAGGCTTAATTATGCAAAGAATTTTTAATAAAGATGGTTTTAATTGGTGGATTGGGGTCGTAGAGGATCGTATGGACCCTGAAAAGATGGGAAGATGCAGAGTACGTATCTATGGATATCATACCGATAGTAAAATAATCTTGCCTACTAAAGATCTTCCTTGGGCAACACCTATACAACCTATTACCTCTGCAGCTATCTCCGGCATCGGTTCTTCCCCTCTAGGTCCAGTAGAAGGTACCTGGGTTATTGGGTTCTTTTTAGATGGTGAAGATATGCAACAACCAGCCATTTTTGGTACTATTGCAACTAAGGCGGCTAAGAAGGCATTTGCAGTACAAGAAGACAAACCTCAAGTTTCTAATCCTAGTGATGGGGTACTTAAGGACGGTGAAGGTAATGTAGTGGTTGACGGCCAAGGTGAGCCAGTTAAAGTCGGTACGCCATCTGTTGAAGGTTGGGAACTTGGACAAACATCTGAACAATATGAATCCGGTGGTAAGGGTCCTGGAACAATTAATGCGTATAATGGCGGAGCAGGTGGAGACTTAGGTGGTGCATCTTATGGTACCTATCAGCTTGCTTCATACTTACCGGTGGTCATGTCAACAGGTAAAGCAAGACCATCAGCAAAAAATTCCCCAGTTATTCAGTTTTTAAATAACTCTAAGTTTAAAGATAAGTTTGCCGGGTTAGAGCCAGCTACTGCTGCCTTTGATGCTAAGTGGGCTGAGATTGCAACTACTTATGCAAACGATTTTAAAAAAGAACAACACGATTACATACAAAAGAAATATTATGATGTTGCAATTGCTAACTTACAACGCCAGGGTCTAGATATGACCAAGTACGGGCCCGCAGTTCAAGATTTAATCTGGTCTGGTGCTGTACAATTTGGTCCTGCAAATACAAAAGCTTTTACAGAAGCATTAAGAGACAAAAGTACTTTAACTGATAGAGACATAGTTACTTTAGTCAGTGAATGGAAGATTAATAATGTTAATACATTATTCAAGTCAAGTTCAGAATCAATTCGTGCAGGCGTTAAGTCTCGCTACCAGTCAGAAAAACAAGCATTACTAAATTTAATTAAATAATGGATCCGTTAATAACAAAACAAATTCAAGGGGTACTTGAGAACAATATCTTTAATAAGATCATTGCACTCAATCTTAATATCCCTAGCCCTATCCTCCGTGCTATAATTTCCAGAGTAGCAGAGGTGGGTGCGGTTGATCTGGTTAAACAAGTATCCCAGGCCTCTAATAAACAACTTACAGATATACCTAAAAATATTATTGGTACTGTAAATCCTGTTAATATTACTAACAATAATAATGGTCCTACCCAGATAACGAACAATATTGATGGCATTATTCAGCAACAGCTGCTTGCACAAACTACAGATAAAATCGTATCTAAATTACAGACACAATTGCGGTTATCTCTACCTACTGACAAACTAGGTATTATTAATTTTGATGCATTGGCGGCAAGTTTAGTGCAGGGTATTACCCCAACGATTGGTAAGACTATTACGACTGCGGTTGGTGGGTTTGCAGATTCTATTTTCGGTAGAGGTCAGAAACCTAAAACGACTACCAATAATATTGAAAATTTATACAGTACATTATCTCCTGAAGAAGCATTAGTAAAGACAGATGAAATATTTGCATCGAGCGCTGCAACGGCTGCACTAACAGAGTCACAGAATTTTGATATTAATTCAACCGATAATAAAGAGAAGTTAGAAGTATTAGATAAAGGGTTTACAGACCCTAATGCTAATTACCCTACTAAGGAATACGCTGGTATTTCTGAAACTAATAAACTGGCCCAGGGTGATGCAAGAGGTACTATTGTTCAAGAGAAGAACAATAACCGAATGAAGGGGGCTAAGTTACCCGGGGGTGAGGCATGGGATGAACCTGAGTCAGCATTCCGTGGCGCTTACCCTTACAATAAAGTTACACAAACCGAATCCGGTCATATTATTGAAGTTGATGATACTCCGGGTTCGGAGCGTATTCACCTGTACCATAGATCGGGCACATACATTGAAATCGATGCCAACGGTTCAATGGTAAGACGTACAAAAGGTTCCTCTTATGAAATTATTGATCGTAATGGAAAGATATCTATTGCAGGCCGTGCAGACATTTCTGTTAACGGTGCTTGTAATATCTTTGTTGGTAATGATGCAAATATCGAAGTAGAGGGTGATGTTAACTTAACATGCCATAACGATATTACTGCACAGGCAGGGGGTACATTTAATCTATCTGCTGTAGAGGAGTTTAATATTGCAAGCGGTAATGTTAATATTGAAGCATACTATACCATGAATCAAAAAGCTACTACACTTAATATGCATTCGAAAGAAGATATGCATATGCGTAGTAATGCTGATATTAAGGTTCAAGCAACAAATCTTTATGACTTTGTTTCTGATACTGTTTACACTCAGGCTGCTGGAGCAATCAATATTAAATCTGGTGATAAAACCAATATTGATTCCGGGGCAGAGATTAATCTTTTAGCTGGTAATAATGTTAATCTAGATGGTAGCCAGGTACATTTTAATTCGGGCAATGCAGGTGCAGCCACTGAATCCAAAGAAAGCATAATTGCAGGTTCCTCTAATATAGGTGTAATTGCCGGGCGTAAAGATATAACTGATAATGACAAAAATGACCCGTTAATTTTATCATTAGCCGATAATCGATCAATTACGCTTGAAGAGGAGACTCAATCGGTTGATGACTTTAACACTCAAAAGAACTTGATTGTAAGTGAAGGGTTTGCCAACGCCTCCGATCTTAATGAACCGCCAGTTGCCGTAGATAGCACCACGGTACAATCAGAACAACAGACGTTTGTTGAACCTGATATTAAGCTCAAGACCGTTACTCAATTGCCTGGTAATTATAATCTGTCTCCTAATTTTACTGTTGAAATGCTATCTAATAAAGCAGCAGTAACACGTGATTCAATTAGAGGTCATACTGGGGCTACCTATGGTGAAATTGTCTATAACTTACAAGCTGTGGCATTAAACGTTCTTGAGCCTGTAAAGAAGATTTACCCTAACATGTTTGTTACTTCAGCATTTAGAGATCCAGGTAATGCTTCTAATGCCAAGACATCTCAACACCCATTAGGCCAAGGCGTTGATATTCAGTTTAAAGGTATTACAAAGAAAGAATATTACGAAATTGCGGTTAAGCTAGCTAAAGTACTTAAGTACGACCAGATGATATTAGAGTATTGTAGCTATGCCAACAACCCATGGATTCATATCTCTTATGCTGTAAAGAATAGAAGTCAGGTATTAACTTTCCATAACCACAAGACTCATTCTCAGGGTCTAACCCAGTTAGCATAATGGCAGGAATTGCACGAATTGGTGATAAAGACACCAGAAACGATACCAAAAATAATGGTAGTTCTTCTGTGTTTGCAAACGGGATTGGAGTTGTTCGTATAGGTGATAGAGATACCAGGAATGACACTATGATCCAAGGAAGCTCAGGTGTATACGCCAACGGAATAGGTGTATGCCGAATAGGCGATAGGGATACGAGAAACGATAGTATCCGTGAAGGAAGCTCAGACGTGTTCGCTAGCTGATATAAATATAAACATGGCCACCAGAACTACCAGACAATATTCTGACTTTAATCTTCTTTTCTCCTCTCATCCTGTTACAGGAGATGTCACGAGAAAGAACGATGAAGAAGCAGTTAAACAATCTCTTAGAAATTTAATATCTACGAGGAACTATGAGCGTCCCTTTCATCCTGAAATTGGATGTCAGATTCATGGTCTTTTATTTGAGAACTTTAACCCCGTGACCGCCCAGGTCATGAAGAGATCTATTTTTGATACTATCAATAAGTTTGAGCCAAGAGTAACAGTGTTAGAAGTTAAATTACGCGAAAAACCAGACAATAACGAAATTGTATGTGATATTATCTTTAGACTGAATAACTCTGATAGACCCATTACTTTAACAACACTAATAACAAGAGTAAGATAATGTC